CTATTGGCACGGTCTTGATATCCCGTTGACAGAAATTCGAAAATCAGAAAAACCGCGTGACAAAGCTCGGGTGGTTAAATGGGAAACAGATCGAGAACAAGAAGCTTGGTTCTCAGAGCACAACTTGCGACTTATTCGCATCACAGACATTGCGTTCAAACAAGATCCAGAAGGCTGTATCGAATGCCTATAGTCTTCTCTCTGATTCACTTTTTCTCCATAAATACAGCGTCTAAATATCTCATCGTCTTTTTTTTGTTAGGCGACATCATGACTAATCATAGGCATTATGTTGCTGTTTTCATTCCTGGGTTTCGTCTTTGTCCCATTTTGGTAGGTCATGTCTTACGTGTGCACAGTTATAACGAACGCTGAGTTCAATCTCATCAATGGGCCACCCAAACTTTCGGGCAACAACTGTTGACAGATGGCACAGGAACTTCAAATCGATAGAAGCATTTCTGTCCACGTCTGTGCTCCTCAAAACTGATAGGACCTGTAGACACTTATCCTTCACGAGAAAGTGTACAGAAGACAAACAGTCGGAACTAGAGTAGTAAAACCGTCGGCTATAGAGCCCTTGTCTTTTTCCGTATGGGTTGTTGCCGGCCATCTCGTTTCTGATGACACGACAAGCATCCACTTCAACTGCATCATAGTACTCTTTTTCTCGCGGGTGGAACAAAATCGATGAGAAGTCCCACTTAGGATCGAGCCGCAGACTTATGTCCACCGGTCCATTGGGCTCTGGCGCCATCCTAGCGAAGTCTCGGACGAAATGTCCTGTCTGGATCTCCGTCATTCTCTCCATGGCAGTTAACTTATCTAGCACAGCTGCGCACATGTCCTGCTCATCCAGCTCTTCACGGATCACAATAACGTTCGGAAGCCCCTCCAGAGAGGATGCCCAAATCTCAAACCACCCGCGCATAATCGGCAGTGTCTCATGACTTTGAACGTCATCACCGCGGACTTTGAACCGTTCTTGCAAAGTGTGTGCCGACGGGAGCAAGATGACATAGACGTTGTTCAGGTTCGACAACTCTTTCCACATCCCTCGAATGGGTTGCTTCTTGTCTCTCCCGTACATCTGCGCGCAACAGACTCGCGACAAGTATGATCGGTCATGGATGTTCCACCGGTAGTTGGTGGCACCATGGAGGTTGCTGATCAGTGTTGACTTCCCGCTTAAGTCCGCACCTTCGATCACGAGGTGATTTATTTCATACATCATGCAACCCTCCGAAGCTTGGCGACTGATGTTGACATTCCCCATCCAGCATCATGAGATGCGTGTGCCATCCACAGGGTGTATTTCTCGGGATCCCTTTGCATTCCGCCCCAGACTCGAAGCCACCCTACCTGATTATCGTTATCAGTCACTTTGAGACGATAGAACGGTTTGTTGTTCTTGGTTTTTTTCTTGATGACGTCAGTGATTACAAACCAACCCACACCGGATGTTCCAGGACGGATATCATGAATTGACGTGATGTTCTTTTCCTCGATCCTTTTCATCAGTTTGTCCGGAAATAATAGCCCACCATCGACAGTTGATGTCATCTCAAATGCCATGTCGACTTTCTCAATCCGTGTCCAATCTTCTGTGTCAGCAAAGTCCTTCAAGATCTTGTGAATAAAGATCTCGGGCTCCTCACCTAGTTTTCGAATCTTCTTGACCTGAGTTTTTGTCTTTCCAAAAATTCCTCTCCGCAAGAATTCATAATTCTTCTCAAAGTGCAATCCTTCAAAGAGCTGACGATGATTGAAGATTTCTCCCCTTTCAAATTCCAGCAATGAACCCAGGGCTTCAATCTTGCACAAAGAAGACAAGCAAGTTTTGTTCATCTTGCTATGCTTCCAGGCTCCATCCTCATCATAGAACATGTCTATGAGAGAAGTGTATGGACGCATCTGGACAATTTCATCCATGGCTGCGCCACCGATTCCCTTTACTGCAGATAGAGGAGGAACGAAAGCTCCAATCTTTGGAGAGAATGCCCAGGACTCGCCTGAGTAATTCACATCGATTTGGGAGAACTCAAACCCATAGGACTTGATCTCGGCAATTGCCTTTGTCAAAGCCTTTCCGTTGTTGTTTTCCGACTGAAGAACTGTTGCCAGCCACTCCTCCTCATAGTGAGTGTGCATCCATGCAGCGTAGTAGGAGTCAATGGCATAAGCCAGGGCGTGGGATTTGTTGAATCCATAGGCAGCAAATGCCTCAATGGTTTCCCAGAGCTTGGTTGAAATTCCCTTATCAACCTGATTCAGCTTGAAGGCACCTTCGATGAACTTCTTCTTTGCCACCTCACGCTCATTCTGCTTTCCACCGATTGAATCAAGAGATTTCTTGACCAGTGTCTTTCGAAGCTTATCTGACTCACCAGGAGAGAATCCTGACAATTCAATGGCCAGCTGCATGAATTGCTCCTGGAATACAACGAACCCACATGTCGGTCCCAGAATCTTTTCAATGATAGGATGATCATAAACAATGTCTTCCCTATTCAGTTTTGCCTTCACATACTTCCGATGCACATTTGCTTTCAGCGGGCCTGGCCGATAGATTGCTGTGATGGCTGCCAGTTCTGTGATATCGGTGGGCTTCACATCCAGGCAGAAGTTTCGAGCTCCGGCTGCAGTGAATTGGAATACACCGGTCATTTTTCCATCTTCGTAAACATGCTTCCACACGCCAAGATCATCCATCTCGTTATAGCGACAGTTTAGATGCTCATCAAAGAAGTTCCGTGCATCAAGAAATGTTGGATTGGGATTCCCGTCCTTTTTGAGAATTCGATAGATGCAATTCTCCACATCCTTGAGAAGTGTCAGGCCGAGGAAATCAAACTTCAAGAACCCGTTTGGTTCCAGAGTTCGGAAATTCATTCCTTCTGTCCAGGGTGTCTGCAGTTCTCCTCGCACCCCAATCAATGGCATTGTTCTTTCAAGCACATCAGCTGGTGCTACAATAACTCCGCCTGCATGGCGACCAATTGAGCGATTCTCCATGAAGAGTGTTTCAACATGCTTGCCAACCTCGGGATAGCGAAGCATGAAATCACGATACGCCTGGGAATGCTTCATGCAATCTTCGTGTGTCAGGACATACACCGACTTCTCAGTTGACCCATCGTATGCTGCCCGCATCACTTCATCTTGTAGAGGCCCAGTTAGCTTATTGACCTCATCAAAAGGAACCCCATAGAACTTGGAGATATCTTTGATGAGAGACTTCAGCTTCAAAGTATTGAAATTGCTAACTGGAATTACTGAATCATCACCAAACAATTCACGAGCTGCTGTAATCAACGCATCCCGATCTCCAGCATCAGTATCAATATCAGGCCATCCGGCTTTGTCTCGATGAAGGAATCGACTCCACAACAGCTCATGGAGAATCGGGTCCATCTGCGTAATTCCCAGTAGGAAGTTCACCAATGAGCCGCCACCGGAACCACGGGCCGGCCCCAGCAATGTGTGATCCTTGGCTTTGTTGAAGATGTCAAACATCGCCAAGAAGTAAGATTCGTGACCCAAGTACTTGATGTCGCCCAACTCCATTTTGGCACGTTCAACATACTCGGGCTTGTCAGACAGCCCCTCCTGAATCAGACCTTTCTTAACCAGAGTTGCAAGCTTTTGGAATGCTGTGCTATCGGCAGTATCGTAACGTGGCAATTTGGCTGACTGATCGATCCATGTGTCCTCACACTGCTCCCATGCGATATCGTGTGTTCTCTCAATGGAATCACGAACCGTATCCTCGTACCCCTCATAGAAGTCATACAATTCATACCCTTTCTTGAACTCTCCCCACATTTGGGACGCATTCTTTGGGTACAGCATTGTTTTCATGTCTTCTTTCTTGGGAAGAATCTGCCCCTCAGGTTTGGATTTCATCCAACCCAGCTTCTTGTAGAGCTCCCGAGCCTCCCATCTTTCAGGTGATGGAAAATGAGAATCAGGTGTGGCGATAAGTGGGACACCAGTTTTCTTAGCCAGCTCAAGCAAACACTTGTTGGTCAAGTGCTGGGCTGGCAGATCATGGAACTGCATCTCCAGGAAGAAGTTATCCTTGCCCACAGCATCAACAAACTGATCCACCATGTTCTCGAGTCGGTTGTTGATATTTCGAACATGATTCTCAGCTTCAGGGCCGGTCAATAATCCGGGATTCAAATCCATGAATTTGACATCTGGGAACTCTTCGTAAATGATAGCGCTTGGCCGGCCACCAATACAAGCCGTCGAAACAATCAAGCCTTCACAGTGCTCCTTTAGCATCTTGTAGTCAATACGCGGGAATCGATAGAATCCCTCCTTGTAGGATCGTTTGACCAAGTGAAATAGGTTACCAAGGCCTTTACGGTTTTTGGCAACAACAATCAAGTGATGATACTTCTTCCACTCGGGTTTTCCAGAGCTCTTGGTCTCAGACTCATCCTCAATGGTGAACCCGCCCTGATCCTCCTCTGATGTTGGATTGGCGGATTTCCTCTTCTTGGATTCCTCGTTCCGATTTTCGTATTGGTGTTTCCACTCTTCCAGGGACGGTACGAAATAAAACTCGACGCCGTAAAGCTGCCGATACTTTTTCCCTGATGCCTGAATCTTCTTGGCGTGAACATGGGCATGCGCCAAGCCATTCCCGTTACCATGATCAGTCAATGACCAGGCGTCCATCCCCTGCTCTTCACTTGTAACGAAATCAATATGCTCGGCTGGATATCCCAAGCCATCCCAAGTCGATTTAGGTCACGAGGCACCTGAGTGAGAATGCAGGCTGGCGAATCGCTTCGGTTCCCGCATACACCCAAGTGCCCCGTGGGCCTCCTTTTGTGTAGTCATAATGTTACTTTCCTTCCCAGAGTATGAGTTCTTGAAACTCTGTTCTTAAATTATCATATTCATTTCCATCTACAATTACAAGAGAAATGTCCGGATGGAGCTTTCGAAACATATCAATTTTTCGTTTAGCTTTTTTTTGTCATGTATCCCTTGATTTCATAATACATCTCCCCCACTTTGAAATCAGGCGTGTATGATGTTGTTTCATCAAGTTGGAAACTTCGAGGTTCATATTCATATTTCTGCCCCTTGAGAAGGAGTATTCTGGCAAAGTTTGCCTAATTTCATGCTCACTCTTGCCATACGACGTTATGGGTCATTTCGATGCGCGTAATATAGAGACGTAAACTGCCCCAGAACTAGGAGGCAGAATACCGCAATCATCTCAGCCATTATTCACCTTCCACAAATGCCTTGTCTTTCCACCACTCGAATGATTCTCGAAGCTGTGCAACCAGCTCTGAATCGCTCATTCCCGTTGCGGTTCCACCGGTGCTTCCGAAGTGGTTGTGAAGCAGAGTGATGGGATCAATTGGCATATCGCCTTCCACAGGGGAGCAATTGATGGAAACGATCTCCCATTCTGCCAGTGAAACATGATCCGGCTGCTCGCCAAGAACATCGCGGTGGTAGAGGATGACGTTCACCTTTTTGGCGGGTTCCTTCTTGCCTCCAATGACACACGTGTTCTTTCGGGGGTCCTCACCATCCCGGCGTGGAATGAAGTTGCCAGCCAGTTTATCACCGGACTTTAGCTTACATACACCGGCGAAAAACCCCTCCATGTTGGAAATTGGAACTACCAGAACACCATCACGATATCCCGGCTCAGCATCCCGAAAGTTGTAAGCAACCCGGCGAAGAAGGCACATGTCGGTTCCTTCAAAATGGCTGAATCGGCTGCCTGGGGTTTGACGTCGAACGAAATCACTGATTGCGAACTTTTTCATTATCGAACTCCTACTGGGATGAAATCACTTTCCTTACCATGAGGAATCTTTTTCCATTTCGGGAAAGTGTTTCCCGGCCGGTAAGGGGCAAACTCAAGCCAGCTGCCCGTGTAGCATGGTGGTTTGTTATGGGAAAGGATGTAGAGTTTTCCGTCACGTTTATTACGATAGATTGTCATTATAGCCTCCACAACATAGTCATTATACCACATTCTGGAGTCTATTACATGAAATCATTCGATTGCATCAGTGTAGGGCTCGGACAACAGATCGCCTTCTTTGTGACATCGATCCAGGTAATCCTCAAGCTCTTCGAACGATGTGCAAACCTTGACCCCGCTTCGAGCCAGCATCAGATTGAACTTGGCGCCTTTCGGAAGGCCGGCACAGAAGTAAACGATGGGCCTCTTGTTGGCGTAGGCATAACCTGCCTCCCAAATCGTTCCAATGTCCTTGTCCCGAGTGTTCACCAACAGGAAATCCGCCCGGTCGATGTGCTCAAGGTTTCCAAAGAATGTAGCATCCTGTGTCTCCTTAGGTGCACTCGGTGGGCACACGAAGATTCGTCGTGGGCTGCTCAGCTTGATCCACTTTTCACGGGCATCGAAAATCTTTTCCAACCGGTCCAATTCTGCTGCCTGCGTCGGATTGAACCATCCGGATGCCAGGTAAACTCTTGTCTTTCTCATTATCTTCCTCTCTCAAATCCCGTCTTGAGGGTGCTAAATTGTTTCATCAAACGATTCCACAGCTCTGTGAACGTGCTTTCACTGTCTGGTGGGTTTGTTCCACGAATGTCTTCTCGGCGACCTGGATAGATTGTATCATCCGGGTGATAGTCGAACTTGTCGTTCTTCGGCTCGGGATAGTACAGGTTGGTACCCCTTGACACCCACCTGTTGGCCTCTTGAATCCGAAATGTCTTAATATAATGCCAATCAGGGGTATTGAAATCAAACACCTGGGTAAGCTCTGGGATGGCTAGACAAGCCTGAATCGCCATCTGTGCTGCAATGATGTTATCAGCAGCGGGTTGAATCTGCATGTCTTGCCGAGCTTTGACAAATGCCAGCAGATCCTTCAAGTTGAGACGCATGTAGTAGAATGACGTCATGCACTTGGGAAGGATCAACCGGGCATCCATCATTGACACATCTTTCGAGTCCGTCATGTCGGCGTAGAGTTGCTTTGACTCCTTAACAAGCGTCTTGTATCTCGACAGGAACTCAGGAGAGTTCTCAATCGCCTCAGGAATCAAGGCAGCATCATCACGAAGATCGCGGTCGCCGGTACACTGTGCTGCGAATGATCCTCCCCGGTGGCGGATGATGTGGGTCACCTCTTGGAATGATAGGCCGGACAGCCGGAAAGTGAAACCTAGGCATTCCATCGGAGTTGGCAAAGCACGATACTGCATCACATCCAGCAGGTTCTTGCTCAAAAGCTTTGGTGTTGCAGTTTCCGGTTCCACCTCGCCAGGAACATCCGCCCAAGTTGCCTTGACATAATGCCAAGCCAGATTCCTTGCCTGTTCCGCTGTGGGTGCATCAACTAATTCAACCTTCAGTGCCCGGAGGTTGTTGTGAAAATCAGTTTTTGGCTTCTCGTCAAACTTCAGTCTCATCGGAAGCTCAACCGGCTCCAGATCACGATTCATTGGCATGGGTTTCTCCTGTGGGTATGGTTGCCGAACCTACTAATAATAGTCCTTGTAGATCAAATAATCACTTCTTTTGTTCTGTTTCGCGAACAAAATCGTGGACCAGCTTGGCAACATCGTCGACATCCCACATGAAAGTGGTGATGTTATCTTGATTCCAAACCGCCTGATTGTAACTTCGCATTGGGACAAAGGTGTGGATGCCGTGATGGGCCAACTCTCCTGCATGTTTGGGTGAGTCATCGATGGCACAGATGACCTTGCCCTGTTTGTAGGGTTCGGTTGCAGCCAGATGAATGTACTTCTCTGGGAACAAGGCCAATGAGTCGAACTCCACATTGTCTAGTAGCCAGGCGTAGGTTTCGTAAAGACACTTCAGTTCGTCTGCTGGTCTGGCGGTTAGAATGTGAATCCAATATCCAGAAGCTCGCAAATGATGTAGAGCTGACTGTAGATTTTCACAAACCTCCAACTGACTGACTTCGCCCGCCGCTACAAATTCTGCCAGCAATTGGTCACCCGATTTTCCCGCAATGATTCGGGTAAAGAAGTACTCAGGCGATAGCTCGGTCAGGTCGGAGCTGTAAGTCATGTTAACCCAATCGTAGAATCTGGACCTGAACTTGGCCAGAACATCATCCACATCCACGACTACAACCGGTTTTCCATCCCAGCGAGATAAACTCTTTTCTCCGCGAGAATTGAGGTGAGCATCCCGTGCTGCAAATGCCTTGGCTGCATCTTCGGCCGAGAAGCCCCACAGGTTCAAAATCGACAAGCAGTATCTGTAGACATCCATCGTCTCAAACAGAATGTTGGCATGGTGGGTGGGTGAAATGGTTGGGCGGTGATCTTGGTAGTGAACTGTATTGGCCAGCTGGGCTATCTCACTGTGCATCGACAGGCAGAGTGTTTTGTGTCTCTCGATCTTCTCAGCTTCAGATAGTTTGGATGCATCAAAGAACTGGTCAGAGAACTTCTTCTGTATTGCGAGCATTTTTTTGAGGTTCATTTTCTGTCGTGCTCAAGGATTTCGCGGACAGCATTTTCTACAATGCTTGCAGATAATTTTTGTCCAGCTTCTTCTGCAAACTTATGCCATTCATGAGGTGGCATGTTAATGTCTTGTTTGAGCTCTGGTGACCAACTTGTGGGCAGATTCTTTCCATCAAGGGTGACATACTTTTTCGGTGCGAAATCCTCTACATTGAAAAACGTAACCGAAATGTCTAGACGATCAATATCCACACCTGTCTTTTTCGCAATCTCTTCAAGAACTGGCTCAAAAACATGGGTTGTTGACGTAGTGTCTGATGACTTCAAGTATCACCTCCTCATCTGTATCGTCACATTCGAGATATGACTTGCCCATTTTCTTTTTGACTTCACGCCAGAGATGGGCATATGGGTTACGAACTGGGTGAGCATGATTGGGAACCAGCCTGGGTTCCAGAACCTTGCCACCCAAAGCAACTGCCTCTCGGATCCTGTCGCGGACTTTGTTCGATAGCATTAGTAACCGCCATTGATTCGATCGATATTTATCCGTCCCTTGTCCATGTACATGTCGTAAATCTCCTGGAACGAAATTCCAGAACAGACCAGGATACCAACAAGATAGTGGAAGACATCAGCTAGCTCTTCCTTGTAGGCCTCCCGATCAAAGTCAGGTAGATCTGTGGCCCGGTGCTTCTTCGAATTCTTTAGCAGCATGTTGGACTCAAATAGCTCATGCATACATTCGTGAGACAAATGCTTCAAAAAGATCTGACTCTCCTTGAGAGACAAGTCCAGAGGAACCTCAGGATGACCGCGTTTTTCCTGCAGGAGCTTAATGAACTTCTCCTGCTGGTCGAACATTCTTTTGAATTTACCCATTAGCTAGAAACCTTGTCTTCAGGAATTTCATCCTGCAATCGTTGGAGATTGGCTTCGAAGGATTACAGGTAGTCCTCATCCAGGATCAGGTATCCATCCTCCTCTACAAACTGCATCATTCGGATGTTATCGCTAACGTCTGTTCCGGTAATGATGGCGAGCTGTAGCACTCGAACCAGCTGTGCAATGCTGTTATCAGATAGTTTCATCGTCTTTTCCTTTGTTGTGTCTGTCGAACGGTATGTGAAATTCGCCACATTTGTGTAGCTTTGAAGTGTCGATCTCTTTTGACGGCCAGTTTTTTTCCATGTCCGCATAAATGCGTGATGTTTCTGCTGGATCCAAACCGATGTCTGCAAGGTCTAAACCTGGATCACCGGCGCCTTCTCGAATGGCTTTCAGCGCTTCATTCCAGGGCTTAGCATTTTCACCTTCACCAAATGGGTGATCATCTACATGGCCGCCCAGGTCGGCAAAAGCGATCAGAGATGTCAAGCACCTATCCTCTTCAGTGTCGATGGTCACCTTGAGAAAGACCTGTTCAAAGAACGCAAGAGAATTCTTTGTGTAGGTGTCTTCATCAAAAATAAATCGTCCTTCGGTGCCCAGCACGAATGATTTCCGAATGACGGCATCGTAGAAGTCATGCACAAGCTTGTTTCGGGAACCCTCTGTTGGCTTTTTGTAATAGTCCCTAAATCTTGGATCTGGCTCATGCCCGGCATCGTCGCAAACCTTCGACCACATGTTAGATGGTTGTCCATAGTCCGATGTCTTTTTCTTCTTCATTTTTTCCCTTTCTAGATTCCATCATATCAACAGCAAGTCATTTGTTCAATTTGTAAGATATTTAGTTGTATCATGACAAATTCCCTTCGACAAATGATCCGTGAGGTTCTTCTTTCTGAGAGGAGAATGCAACCCATTGCAGCCGAACATCTGGTCAAACGCATGGGCGACGAGATGGAAAAACTGTTCCGGCAGCCCGACATCTGGCAACATATCCTTGATCACAACAAGACGTTCATTGGTAACCCAGATCCCGAAGTCTGGACTGAGCTTGCAGAAAACAGCATGGAATACGTTCACAAGGACTGGAAAGTGGGTCCGAAATACGTGAATGGAAGAATCGATCTTCGCCTGTTTGGGAAGCATGCAAAAAGCATATCAGTGAAAATTGATGCGTTGGTCCGAGATGTTGCCAAGCGATATGGGTGGTCGGTGATATCAGCAAAACATAGATTCGACTGGAATTCTGAACTTCGATACTCACTGGAAGGAAACTACAGCAAACTGAAACCTCGTGTGAATCGGATTTTGTATCACACCACACCATCATGGAATGTTGAAAAAATACTGAGGCGGGGATTGTTGCCCAAGAAGGCATCACATGAGACGCAGCAGCACGAATGGGAAAAGGATGAAGATGAGCCAGATCTAAAGCAGGGAAGGCAATACTCACCGCGTGTCTATCTTACATCCAGCAAACAACTGGCTAATTCGTTAGTCTTGTCATTTCAAAATGCTGCCATGGAGGATGCTATGTCCACAGGTAGCGGAAACTTCGATCCATACACATTGCTTCAAATTGATGTTAGCAAAACTCTGCCTGGAACCAAGTTCTACATGGATGATGAATTTGAAGATAATAGCTACAGGGGAATGTCATTCTGGACGTATAGCCGAATCCCGGCCCGTGCTATTTCAATCGATTCACAGGATGAAATATCATACAAGAACTACTTGGATGCCATGGATGAAGACGATTTCTGATCACATTTGAATTGCCGGCACCCAGTGGGTCCGGCGGCCATCTTTTGTCATCTCGGAAGTGATGGGGTTTCCTATCGGATCGGTCTTCTTTCTATAAACTAGAAATCGATCAGAGTTTGGCTTTTCGTATGCCTCTCGCAACACCGACTGGATTTCCCGCATCAGATCATTCAGCTCCGTGCCAGACAGAGATCCCACCAATCGATGGGGAGAGATCTTGGCCCTATAGAGTGACTCGGACTTGACGTAATTACCAACACCAGAGATCACGCGTTGATCCATCAACGCTTTGCAGATCGGCCAATGTGACTTGGCATCCAGTCTCTCGGCGAACTGCGGATAGGTGATCGGCTCAGATAGCATATCAGGTCCCAATTCGTCTAGTTTACGTTTGAAACTATTACGCCCGTAAACAAACTTCAGGCTGCCGAAATTGCGAGTGTCAACAAAATAAGCAGGACCCCCAGAATCGAAGTCAAATCGAACACGGGCATGAATGCTGTGCTGGCCAGACCATGTACCTGTCATGCCTAATGTGTTGAGTAGGAAATGATCGTTGCTTAGGATCCAGAATATCAGTTTGCCCTTGACACCAACTCCGATCACCTTCGTTGGAAGATGCGGAGCCATGTCCTCTAGCCCAAAAATGGGTTTCTTGACATAGCGACCATTCATAGGAACAACAGTCACAAGCTTTCGAGTCCCAACAAGCTTTGCCAGCTTCTCGCCAATTAGCTTTACTTCTGCACCTTCAGGCGGAGGTTTATCGATCTTCTTTTTTCTTTTTGGCACGCCAATACTCCTTCATAGCTTTTCTGACTCTTGCTTTTTCCTCATCTGTTTTCTTTACCCAAACTCTGCTCATGTTATGCCTTCCATGGAACCACCGAAGCATCACCTCCGGACGGCTCATAGTCATAAACGAAGACAGGAATGCCCACCAGCGTTTCTTTGATGACTTCCTCAACCTTCGCCCATTTTCCGCCAGCCAGACCGCAACCGATCCGGGGCATGTGCACGCTGGCATCGAAATCCATGGCCAGGTGGGCAACCTTCTTGAGTGCCTTGTGCAAGGCATCATATCGGATGGGCGGTCGTCCTTTCTTTGGGAAGATTCCTGTCTGCGCAATCATGTTGGCGACGATGATGTCCTTGGTGCTGTCAACAAATTGCACCTCGCCGAGGGCAAATGGAGTGGCCTTCCACTCCGGGTTCTCCTGATACCAGCTTCGATATGCCACCTCGGCGCTTGGATGATCATTTGAGACTGCCAGGACGAAACCTCGACCCCATCCTCCAATGTCATTACAAATGTGGGTGATGATCTTGGGGCCATCACCAACCGGTTTGGTTGCCGAACCGCTTAAATACACAATTCCCATTTTCTTCCTCTTTTCCATCCCGTTCCAGGGCTCTTCTTTGATAGTTTTGTCATTCCATCTTTATTGACCCACCAAAATGCACCGGTCTTTCCGGCAGCAATTCTAAGACATGATGCATTCGATCGCTTTTTGCCAGTATTCGAATTTGATATTTTTTACACCGATCAGCAGAAAACTTTTCTCCTGTATGTGAATCAGACATCTTTTGACAAGCTTCCAGTAAACAAAGACTAACTTTTGTCGAGTCGCCAGTAAACGAAGGTCGGAAAACGCAGTGAACCGTCTTCGGTCATTTCCTGGTAGCGACACTCTGCCGTCACGCCCAAGTAATCATCTCGGTTGTCCCAGATTTCGGTCCGTTGGTCATCCTTGAAACCGGAGCCAACATTGACCTCCACACCGTTGCAATCCACCAGAATGCTGCCGAGCTTTCCCTTGTGCTTCCCTGTTCCACCCCTGAATCCGATAACTTCCAGATCGATATCGTGGAATGATTTGACCTTCAGAACTGAATCTGACCGGCCGAAGTTGTAAGGAGCATCAGGATTCTTGACCATTGCTCCTTCGTATCCCAGAGCTTCCCATTCCCGCTGGCAGACAATCACTTGACCAAGGTCATTATCGATTTCCTTCTGCTCAACCAAGAAGATGCCATCCAGCTGGTTTTCGGAGAAGACCTTTTCCAGATGTGCTCGGCGGTAAGACATTGAATGGACACCAACCCGAGTTTCCCATTCGTCCAGGGTGACGAAATCAAAGATTGCCAAGTAGGAGTCGGAGACATCCACGTTGGTTTTCCGTCGGACCTGACGCATCAGAGCTGTGAAGTTATCCGACATGATTTCTCCGTCATAAACTCCGTTGGGAAGTTTGGCCAACTCGGCACCCAGGGTGTCATCGAAGTTGGAGAAGATCTTTCCGCTCCGGGAGAACATCTGGCAGGTTCCATCCTGAACCACGCTGAGGGATCGAATCCCATCCAGCTTGGGCTCAATCATGATTCGGGTAGGAAGCTTGGAAGCCGTCTTGTCGGACCATTTCTCTGCCAGTTGGACCTTGAAGACCTTGATCAGTCCAGGGAACACCTTGTTGGTGGTGGTCCGCGCCAGCCCAGTGGCTGATTTCTTCAGCAGGACTCGCCGCATCCAGTACTCATCCTCAACCGGTGTCTGGCTGAACACTTCCTGGAAAGCTGCGATTGCCGCGTTTCCGGAGAGTTCTTTCTTTTCGCAGAGATCAGCAACCTCGAAGAAGCGATCCCAAACCTCTTGTTCTGTGTGAATAGGCTTGTACTTGTGGGTCACCTTTGGGATTTTCTTGACATTGAACTTGATAAACGTGTCCAAGCTGTACTTCAGAACTTTCTGAAGGAGCTCGTTATCGCTATTGGCACGAAGGATGTCCAGCTTTGCGTTGGTTCCCTGGGTGTTGTTGATCTGAACCAGAATCTCTGAAACCTTCATTATATCTCCGTCGCGCCACCCCGGGCGCTTTACCATTATACCATGCTGGGACGAATCTTACACGAGAGACAGGATGGGAATCAAATTAACACCAGGCGCCGGGCATCACCATGAACCAAATGATCAAGTTTTGGGTGCTTCTTGAGAGCGAAAACGAACGCCTGCGCTTGGGCATCAGTCATTCCCTTTCGAGTTCCTGTCATTCCATATTTCATTCAATCTCCCTTCTGGATTCATTATACCATGCAGGGACAAATCTTACATGTCGAGAAGCTGCAGGTCGGCTTCAAATCGCTGGGTGATCTGGCCTTCGCATAGAACATTCCAAAGTGTCATATCCGGGATAGCATTTTCA